CGACGAAAGGTTTTCGGAAACTGCTTTTGCAACTGCGCCGTCAAGCCTTCTTGCTGTTCGCCTAGGTAGTAATCGTTGAGCATCTCGCAAGCGTGGCGGTAGCCGTACGGGCGCCATTCGCTGCTTAGCTCTAAGATCTGCTTCACCCAGTCGGCACGCGTCGTAATCGCCCGCTGCGATATATCGCGCATCAACTGCTGCGCTGGTCCGTTGATTAGATCAAAATACACTATAGCCGCCTTTCTTCGTATCGGCGCGCAACAAACTGTTGTTGCTCATGCGCCACCGTCCGGCGGCTTACTCCGTCCATGTTTGCCCAGAAATAGCGCGCAGCGTCGCAAGCATGATCGTGCACGTTGTCCTTTTCTGGTGCCTCCGTATTGCCTTTGAATCGGTACGATAGCAACGACCGATGCAACCCCCGCTTGCTGCCCTTGGTCAATCGCTCATGCACTAGAAATCGAGGCGGCGATCCGTCTGCAGGGTCCATGGCTGCGCGCATGACTTCGAGACCAAAGGCAATGCGGCGCACCTTGCTGCTGGTGCGATAGCGTGCCGGTATGCCTGCACGCCTTAGCACGTCAACGTCTGTACGCCCTGCGGTTGTGGCTTGCTTGCCTGCAGGGTCGCACCATACCTCTTGCAGATTGTAGCCTTTAGCTAGGATGCGATCGGCGAGCTGTTCGGTGGTGGTGTCGTTAGGCATTATCTCGTCAAATGCAACCCACGCGTCGCGCTCTGGATGCCGACGAAAGAAAACGACAGCCGGCGACCGATAGCCAAAGTCAAGCCCTGCGTAGGTTTCGGCGTCCTGCTGCCAGTTGCAATCGACCACGTGCCGTCCTGGCTTGTAATCGTAAACAGCCCCTTCGAGATGCACAATTTCGCCCGACAGTTCCTGTGCTGCTAGGCGTGCGCTGTACAGATTGCGCAAACTGTCGATGTAACCGTCGGGCAAGTTGTCGGCGTTGTCTTCGGTAGCTGCCTTGACTACGTGCACGCCCTCGTGAAGCTTGTCGCCTGGATTGCCAAAGGCATCATGCACCCAATTGTAGCCGCTTGGCGTGCCGGTCAATAGCACCTGATGCAGCCAGCGCGTCTTCGATCGAATGCGCCCTGTGATGGTGGTCCATATCTCGCCTTTCATCTCTGCCGGCTCGTCTAGCCAAGCCCATGCAACCTGAATGCCTCGCAGCCTGCCCGGTCGCTCTGCAGATCGCAACAACACCTTGCTGCCGTTGCTCCACGTATAGCTGCGCTCGGTGCCGTGCCACGTTGCCACAACCTGACGAGGCCATAGCTCTTCGATCTGCGGGCGAATAACATCATCGAGCATCGAGTAAGTCGGCGAGATAATAACGCCTGTCGTTCCTTCGGTATGCAGCAGCACGTTAGACGCTGCCCATTGACAGCCGGTCCACGTCTTTCCTGATCCCAGCCCGCCTCTATAAAAAATAAACCGATGCGGCGACATGAGCACTTTTGCTTGTGCCTCGTGCGGCTCGCCAAACTGCCACCGCTCAACTGTCGCCATCGGTGCGCCCTTTGCCTGCTTCTATGCGTCGATCAAGCCAGCCGCACCCCTCAACGATCAAACTGCCGTTAGCCTGTATATCTAGCCGCTGCTTGCCCCATTGCTCAGGCAACCGGCGTTCGAGCGTCCACGCTGCAGCTTGCCATGCGCCATCACGAGCTGCACCGTCGATCAGGCGCAAGCGGTCAAGCTGGAAATCACTGGTCGCCTTTTCATAGGCAAGCAGCAGTTTTAAGAAAGCGCTTTCGCGCTTACGTGGTTTCTTGCCGCTGTCAATGTGCCGACGCTCAACTCCACCACGTCGCAACCATGCGTTGAGGCTTTCCGTCGAGATGCCCAAATGCAAAGCAGCGTCCTTTTTGCTCAGACCTAAGCGCACGCATTCTACAATGCGGTCAATCACGCTTTCCGTAGGTCCAGAGCGTTTTGCTACCATTTGACCTTGTCCGCCCAATACGCTGCGCTCATTTTGCCTTTGGCGATGTTCTTGGCGTGCCTGGCTTTAAAGCTAGCACGACGCGCCGCCTCTGCCTTGGTGCTGGTCTTCTTGCCCTCACCTCGCACGCCCTGCTGACCAAAGCGAATAAGCTTTATTTTGTCGCCTTCCTTGGCGAGCACAGCGTGACTTTTCGTCTTGTGCTTCGGTGTGCGCTTCGGCTTGTTGTAGCCTTTAAACTTTTCGCCTGCTCGCTCTACGGTCATTTCAGCGCAATCCTCATTTCCCGTATCTGATTCTCTAAGTCTTCAAGCTTGTCAGCGCTACGGGTTAGCGCTGCAGTCATCTCGCTGCTCATGCTGTCACGGTGTCGGTTTAGATCGGCTATTACGTTATCGTATCGAGCGCGCATGGCGTCTTCTCGCTGTTCGTGCCGATCTTGCAATGTGTCGATCTGCTTTTGAAACCTCAGCGTCAACGACTGCAACGCTTGCTGCAACTTGTTCTGCTGCCATGCCAGGTAACCAGCAAACAAGCCCAGAGCGCCGTAATCTGTCAGCGTTTGCAAAATCGCATCTTCCACCGCTAGCCCTTGACGATCTTAGCCCACGCCTTGCGCAGCCTCGTATGGTAGCCGTGCTTTGCATAGGCTGGCCCGTTGTACAGTCGAGCTAAGCCTGTCCAGTCGATCGGCGTTTTGTTTGCGGCGTAGCGTGCTCTTGGGTTCGCTGCAAACCATTGCGCAACCAGCTTATTGCTAACGCTCTCCGGTTCAGCGTCAAACGCCTCAACGGCTGCGATCGGATCGCCGTTGTACAGATCGAGCAGATGCGAGCCAAGCACTTGAAACAGACCCCAGCTCGTTGACTTTATCGCTGCCTCTGCGTCTAGGCTTGCGGCATGATCGAAGGCGGCTCTATTCGTCTCGCTCGGTTCAGTGCTCCAAATGTATTTAGCCCTTGTGTACGGCACCTTGCCACGCAGGTCTGGCGCTAAGCGCAAAAAAATGTGCGGCTCGAAGCGTACAGCGGCAGGCTTGCCGTTGCTTTCAACCTGGCGAAATGCTTCGAGCACCGCAGCAGGTATGCCAGCGTCGACGGCTTCGGCTTTGCTCGGTGCCTGGTAGCCGTCAGCCTGTGCGGCTCTAAGCGTAATCGGTCCGACAACGCCGTCAGCGAACACGCCCGCTCGCTCTTGGTAATCTGCGGTTGCCTTGGCGACGGCTAAGCCAAACTTGCCTGACGCGCTGCACGTCGTCAGCCCTTGGCGGCGCAGGAATCGTTGCCACGCCTTCACGTCTTCGCCTTTGCTGCCGATCTTTAGCATTGTGCCTCCGCAAGCAACGCGCCTGCTGCCGATCCGAGGCAAAAGGACCGACAGCAGGCGCCTCTTGATGCTGGCTGGTCGCTGTTTTGAGCTTGATTACGACGCAGCCGGGCGCAGTCTAAACGCTGTCGACGCTTGTGGCAACCCTTGATTGTGAGGCGCTCGACCGGTCCCCCAAGGGACGGGAGGGAGAGCGACTGCCTCGTGCGTACGTGCGCGCACGCGCGGCCTTAAACGGCTTATAGCTTAAGCTTAAAGCTGCTTATTTCTTCGGTTTGCTTGGGCAAACAGAAATAAGCTTAATTGCTGCAATGCTTAAGCAGGTGTTAGGGTTTGCCTGTAAGTTGTTGTTTGTGCTTGTTTATTTATTTGCGTGCTATTTAGTTGACTATGGCGTGCCGGTGGTCTTATAAGGGGTTGAGCTTGATAAACGCCGAAAGGCAGAAAGAGGCAACATGCAACCCCAAAAGACTTTCACAACTCCTGCACCTAACTGCACCCTTGAACAGGTAACTTACAAAGGCAAACGAACCGTTGCTGTTCTCACGGGTCCAAACGGTCGCTTTTTCTGGAACCGCACGACGGGCCTTTGGGGCCGTAAAGGTCAAATCTGCGGTTACGAGCACGCGCTCAAACTGGTTCAGCAATAACAACAAGCCCTACGCCGGGATGGGCTCCGGCAGATAAGAGGCAAAAATGGACAATACGAGGCAAAAATATGTTTATTTAGGGCGAGAATACGCAAGCGGCAAGCTAACGCATCTTTATAAGCCTTTGCAGGCATACGTAAATGCCACGACGAAAGAGCGATCCGCTGGCGAAATGAAGCACCAACAAGACGTTTTGCATTTTAAAGTGCCGATTTATGAATCATATCGACTAAACAAAAAGCCTATAGCGACGGCACTAGATGTCGTTGGCGCAATATATGAAATGCAAATTGATGAACAGTTTAGCGTGCAGGGTTGCGAGTTTACCGGCGAAACCGTGACTAAGCATGACGATATTAGCGATATGTCAATTTCTGATTTGCTCAATTTTGTTAACAACCTCAAAGACTGCGAGCGGGTTTATTGCCCTGTTATCAGTTTGAGGTTGTTAGATTTTGACGCCGGCGTTGCATACAAGCGCAACAAGCATTTGCAGAGCCTCAAAAGGTCAAAAAATGACGATATGCTTAAGCTTTTAGACCCAATTAGAGAATCAATGCGCTTTATGAGCACTAGAGCGAAAAACGAAATTAAATTAAAAATCCTGAATTACCTTAGCGGGCTTTAGGACACGGCGCCGCCCAGCGGCGGAGAGGCAAATTATGTTCAATCAACGGTTATTAGGCAGAGAGCAAAGGGTCGTCTTTTACAGAGAAAACGGCGACTTCGAGCGTCAGAAAAAGGTGTTTGACCGCACCATGCTTGACTTGATCCCGCTGCATTGTGGCTACCGCAGCTACAAGCTTACGCCACACGGCAAGCACATGACTATGGTATTTGTCGTTGATCCGACGCTTAAGCTGTCGGAGGGTCAAAAGAATACCCTTGAGTTGCTGGATGAGCACGGCAGCGTCAGTTACATTACGCAACTACACTTTGTCTTTGTAGGCGAAGGCAAAAGAAAGCGGCTGGACTTTAAAGGCTGTTTTAAGAAGCCAAACAAAAGCCATTTTAACCGTAAATCACTTGATAGCCTGATAGATCTTGGGCTTGTAAAAATGATCCGCACGATCGATCACAATGGGGATTTTACAAGACGCACCTTTGAAGGCAGCGGTTTTCGTATCATCGAGACATTTCGGCGTCCGGGGGAGTCGAGCGATGGCTAACAAATACACGACCAATAAGCGCGTATACCGTGGCGTGCTGCTGATGTACGAAAAGCCCGAGCTGGTGCAGATGATCAAAGACAATCAAAACGGAAACCTGGCACGCGTCGATCGACGAGGGTTTCAGCAAAACGAAATCGACGACGTGCTGCGCGCTCATCGCTGGGCGCAGTTGCACAACAATATTGCGGACAGAATAGAGGCAAACAGATGACGCATCCCTATCTAGAAACCGAACGCTGCGGCGATTGCTTGCGCAATAGCTATCGATACGAAAACGCAGGCGACTGCGACAGTTGCAACGGGCGAGGCAGACGCTATGCCCTGACGACTTGGCGCATCAACAAAGGCGAAAGCATACGCATTCACGATCTGCTTTTGCAGAAAGACGCAGACGGCATTCTGCAAGGGCGTTTCGACCATTGGGCAAATAACCAATGGGAAACGATCAACAGCAACAACCAGCTTGCGCGCTTGCTTGATAGAGCAAGGGTCAACTGATGATCGTTGCAGCTAATATTTATCTAGCCGTAATTGTCGTTGCTGCGTTTGTTGCAGGTATGGAAAACTAACGGTGTTTATCCGTTACGTGGTCGGACGACCTACGGTGCCGCAAGAGCCGAAGATCCTTAAAGCTGGCGGCGTTAGCCGTGACGCTCGAAGAGATACGACTCTTGAGCTGTATTTACGCGCTTGCGAATATGAACAGGTGAAACCTAACGTTGATTATGTGCAGCACCTCAAAGCGCGTGACTCGATCGCTTGGCAATACCGGCTCGACATTTACGCCGGAAAAGATCAGGTGCTTGCAGCCATGCAGGACGCTTTGCACGCACAAAACGGCATTAGCAAAGCTTACGACGATGTAAGCCTAGCGCGCAACGCTTGGGCGTGCGAGCGTTGCCGCTGGGCAAGTTACTGCGAAGGCGACCCGCTAGCGCAAGACGTTGACAACTGGCACGACGTAGAGCGCGCCAAACAGCCAAGCCAAATAAAAATAGCCTACGGGCGAAGCCGGCGAACGCTGCGACGTGATCGCATAGGGTACTGCTGCAGCCCGTCCGAGCTGCGCGCCTTTATGACGTGCCCACGGTTGCACTGGCTAGAATACGTCAAGCGCATTAGGCAGGTGCGCACCGATATTAAAAGCCTGCCGATGCTGCTGGGGTCGATTACGCATGAAGCGCTGCGCGTGGCTACCGTTCAACGCAACGCTGATCTGCAGGTTGAGGTTGAAATTCTGATTGCTGAAATGATGCGCGAAATTAGG